CGTCAATCGACACTCGCTTGGTCGGCACGCGCTTCATTTGAGTTTGTAATGCGGCACGGGTCGCACCGTGCCGCCGTTGTGCACCCGAAAGAGCTTTCTTTCGCACGTTCCCTTGCGGATGGCGGTGGCAAGCATTTCCGAAACGCGGCTCGACGAGCGGTTGAGAAGCTCGGCAATCTCCTTGCTGGTTTTCCAGCCCGAAGGGACGGTTTCCTCGGCAAACTGCGTGGACAGTGCCTCGCACCACTTGGCCAGTTCCTTGTCGCTCATAGGGGCAGTTCGTAGTGCGGGTCGAAGATGGCCAAGTTCGGCGCGCAGTAGGTCGCGTTGAAATGCCCGTAGCACGCGGCGTGCCGCCATCCCAAGGTTTGCCGCCTGTTCGCGCTGTACCCGATGTCGAGCTTGATCCCGCACCCGATGTTCCATCCCACGGCGCGGGCGTGGATGCGCGCACTCTCCATCGCCACTCGGTGGGTGTGGCCCATGATGATGGAGTGGCCCGTATACTCGCTGGTGTCGCGGGCCGCGCTGACCCCGTACGCGCTTCCGTGGATGAGTCCCGTGTCGCGGCTTAACATGAACATGCCTTTTTTGTGCACGCCCGCGTACGGGATAATTCGGCACTTGAGCTTGGCCATCTCGTCTTCGATGCGCGACATGACGTTCTGGGCGGCGTAGGCCAAGACCGCGTTCGGGCTGTGCGCCAGTTCGGTCAGCCGCGCCTCGTGGTTGCCAAGCATGACCACGTTGGGCTTGAGTTCGCGCAGGAAGGACAAACCTTGCAACAGGTCATCCATGAGCGAGGCCGCGTGGTCGCTACTGTCGCTGTCCCGACGCGCCCCCGCCCGCAAGGCGCGGGCATCGATGAAGTCGCCCAGATGGACGACGAAGTCGGGCTTCCACGCCTCGCGCAAACGGAGCATGGCATCCAGCGCACGCGGGTCGGCCTCGGCCCCATGCGTGCATGAGACGCACAAAAACCGACCCCAGCCCTTGGTCTTGTTGGCCATGTGGGCGGTGGCAGGGATTAGCCTGCCATTGTCAGCATGCGACGCACTTGATCGACGACTTCGGGGTCGCCTTCTTGGTAGCGAAGGTAGAGCGGGTTGGAGGCGTTGGTCATGATGTCCCGCGCCCTTGCCCGCGTGCTCGACACGCTGGTCTGGTTGCCTTCGACCAGTCGGTCGTCGGAGAGCTTTTCGGCCAGCGTCACGATGGCCTTGACCACTTGCGGATCAACGAACCCGTGGCTGGCGGGATCGACGCCCGCGGTGAGCGCGGCACGGCGGGCCAGTTCGATCTTTTCGGGAAACTTGTCGCCGTAGACCTTTTGCAGTTCTTGGCGTCCGCTTTCCAGTTGCGCTTCGATCATGCCCGCCGCGGCCTGCGACATCATGGCCGCACGCTCCATGTCGAACTTCATAAACTCCTGCATGGCCGACGCTGGGATGTTGTGCTTGTGGGCGAGTTCCGCGGCCCGCTTGGCCGTGGCCTCGTCAAACTGCACGCCTTCGGGCAGGGTGTCGGGCTTGAGCTTGTAGCCCTCGGGCGACTCGGGCACGCCGATGGCCTTGCGGTAGGCGGCGACTTCTTCGGGGCTGGACTTCTCGCTGGGCGGGACAATGGCGTTGGCCTTCTTGCCCAGCAGTTGCTCCAACCCTTGGTAGCTCTTGGCCAAGGCTTCCATGTCGGCCTTGTCGTCGCGCCAGAACTTTTCGGGGAGCCATTCGGGCTTCTCCGCTACCGACTGCTCGCCTTGCACGGGCGCGTCGGTGGTGCTGCTGGGCGCACTGGCAAGTAGTGTGCCTTCGACTGTGCTGTTCGTGTTAGCGGGTGGGGTGGACGCGGGAACAGCGGTGCTGTCCGCGCTGGTGCTGGTGGTGGTTTGACTGACTGCTGCATCGCTCATGGTGGTTGGTGTGGTTGGTTGGTGTTTTGACTAAACCCGCCAAAGTTATTCGCGGGTCACGGTCGTTTTGGGTGTATCGATGTCGCCGTCGGCAACCACGGGTTGCGACAGCTTGTGTTCGATGAAAAGGATGACCTCGCGCTGCCCGTCGCGCAGGGCCGCGGCGATGGGATCGTAGGCGTGGTGGGACAGCCCGCGCTCAAAGGCGGGCCGCGTCATGCGGAAGTACGCCTTCATGTTGGCCATGACCGCCCTGCCGTCCTCGGTCGAGAACACGCGGTGGTAGGCGTTGGTGATGCGCTGAAGCTCTTTCTGACGCTCCAGTTCTTTGTCAGTCGTCATGCGCCAGAGGCTTGGTTAAAGAGTCGTCCCAGCGCGGAGTCCTGTTTGACGCTGCCCGCCTTGCCCACGGCCTCGGCCATCGTGAGCATCTGCTGCTGCTGCTGCATGGCGGCGTTGGCTTCGGCCCGTGCCGCCCTCGCCTGCTCGACCTCGTCGCTTTCAGCCAGCCAGTCGCTGGGCAGACCGTCGTTGCGGGCGGTTTCGCGGGCGATAACGTCCCACTTGAAGTTGTCGAGCACTTCGGGACGCACTTGCGCGATGACCGCGTTGCGCTCCATCGTCCTTGCCAAGGAAAGGTTGTGCATGGCGCGCAGGGCCAGCGCGACCTTGGAAACGTAGCTCACTTCGGGTTCGGGGATCACGGGCTGTCCCATCTCGTCCATGAGGATGGCGTCCTGCGGCGGGGCGGGGAAACGCCCGTCGCGGATGAGCAGGCCGAAGACGGCGCGGAGCATGGGGGTCAATAGCTCCGTTGTCTTGCGGGTGAAGGCAGGGGAAAACTGGACGAGCTTTTCCGATGCGCGCTCGGCCACCTCGGTCGCGGTCATCGTCTTGTCCAGCGTGCTGAACATGCGGAACATATCGACATGGAAGGCGCGTTCGATGGCCTGCTGCTTGCGCGCTTCGCGTTCCAGCCCGATCTGGTACTCGCCAGCGGTCAGCCACTCCTGCGGCGTGGCGTTGGCTTGGGTCGGGTCGAAATAGGTGACGCCCCCGCTGCGAAGGTCGATTTCTCCTTCGTGCGTAGCAGGGATAAGGAGGCGGGGAAATGCCTTCACTTCTGCGAGGGCGTCAAGTTGTTTGGTGAGGAAATTGAGTTGGCGCGCTTCGGGCAATGCCATCCACGCGGGCGAAACCCCGTAGGGGCCGTTCATGCTCTTGACATGGCGACCCGCAAAGAACGGTTTTTCGCTGTACCCGCCGTTGCGGCAAACGTGCTTGCTGGCCTGCTCGACGTAGACACTGGCCCACGGTTTGTTCGGGCCGTCGTCTTTCTTCGGGTCGCGGTCGGCGTCCTCGCGCCGATACATGGCGTGGATAAACTTGTGTTTGATCGTGCCGCCCTTGCCCGTCTTGCGGGTCTGCTCCAGTGCCTTGCGGAGCTTCTCGGAAAGGTTGTCCTCGCCAAACTTCTCCGCGGCCTGTTCGGGCGTGAGTTCCATTTCGCGCATGACCGTGGTCACGTTGCCCTCGTCGTCCTCGGCAATGCTGAAGGTTCCGACGTCGAACTTGGCGAAGATGAGCGGATGGCTGCGCCCGTTTTGGACGTAGAGGCAGTAGCTTCCAAAGACAGAATCGTCGTAGTAGGTTTCGTGGATTTCGCTGTAAAAGTTGCTTGTCGCCAAGAGCAGTTGGGTGATCTCGGAACACTTGGCATACCACTGCTTGGCCCTGTCGCTGGTCACGCCGCGGGGCGGCTCGTAAACAAACCAGCGAGAATCCGCGGGCGTGATGTAGGCCAGTTGCCCGTTGGCCAAGGTGGCCGCGCTCTGCATCGCGGTGCTGTCGAACAGGACATCATGCCGCGAGGTGTCGGGCATCGAACGCTTGGCACTGATCTCGGCCTTGCGTGGCAGACAAAACTCCGCCAGTTCCTGCCAGACCGTGTCCCATGTCGCCCGCTCGCTGGCGAGGTCTTGATGCCGCATCAGCACCCACTCGGCTAGTTGCACTTGGTCTTTCATGGTTCGGGGGCGTTGAAGGCGATCAGCATGATGACGATGCCGACCGACACGCAGGCCAAGGACATCGCCAGATCAATCTCCATTAGCCCAGCAGGCTCGACCCACCCGTGACGGGGTTGGCCGCGTATCCTCCCGTTTCGCCCGCCAGCATCGTCTTGCGGAATCCGTCGCGCTTGGCCGCGTCGGCACGCTGCTGGTTGGCCGCGTCGGACGCACTCATGTTCTGCACTTCGGGCGGCGGCGGGGGCGGCGGTGGCGGCTTGGGCAGGGCAGGCATCGCGGGCATGGTGTACTTGGGAGCCGAGGGAGCTTTGCCCCCGCCGCCGAAGTGACAGCGCGTCACGAGATCAATGGGACTGTGGATGTAGTTTCGCATATTTGGTGAAAAGTTTGTCGGTCGAATGGAACGTGAGGCTTTCGCCACTTCGCTCCCATGCGGTCAGCGGAAGATAAAACGGCATGTGGGTCAAAAGTTTTTTGACTAAACCCTGCAAGCCTCTGTCGTGGCGGAGCGCGAAAGCGTAAACATACCAAGTGTCCCAAGCGGTCGGCGGGAACGCGCACCACACATCGTTGACCTCATGCTGCGCGGCCTTGCTCCACACGGGACGCGCCATGAGGAAGTACTCGTAGGTCGAGAAAACGTAGCCGTTGTAGAAGTGCGCGGAGAGGTCTTCCTCAAAGGTGCGCGGGCTGTGCTCGGTGTAAAGCATGCGGACTTTGTCAATCGGGGCCATCATCGCCGCACCACCGTTCGCCGTTCACTCCATCCCATGTCGCGCAATCCTGTCACCACCACGGCGGGTTCCCGTGGCCCCGCACCTGTCTTGATCATGTTGGCTGCGTCGGCCTCGGCCAGCATGCGAAGCGCGTCGGCTGCATGCGAAGCCCAGTTGTGAATCGGCTCGTGCACGGTGATCCCCGTGGTCGAGGCCCGCTTGTAGGCGTAGTTCGATAGCGCGGTCAGTCCCTGCTCGCAATGCGGCAGGCGGAAGGTGAAGCGAGGGAGCATCTGCTGGAGGCGATTGATCCCGATCCAGATGTCATGCGTGCGCGGCACAATGCGCGTGTTGGCCAGACCCGCGGCACGCAGTTCCTGCTCGTCGCTGCGCCCGCTCGTGTTCTTCTGCGCCGACGCATCGTGAGGCAGATAGTGACAGCCGTAATTGTACCCCTTGCTCATCATGCGGGCCACGCGCTGCACAGGGGTCAGTTCCAAGTCCAGATCGACATCGATGACCCGCACCTCGTTGCCGCCGACCAGTTGCCAATACCATGTCACCGTGTTGATGGGCGAACCGATGTCCCACGAGGTGTGGACAGGCACGCTCTCGTCGATCTTGTAGGCACTGATCGCCCCCGCGGCTCGGAGCTTGTCGAGTTGCGGGGCGTAGATCGCGCCCTCGACAGGCGACTTGAAGCATTCCTCCACCGTGGTCGGGAACTCGCGGAAGATGAACATGCCAAGCTGTTTGGCTTGGCGGTCATACCACAAGCGTTGCTGCGGGGTGAAGGTGTGCCCTGTCTCGGCCTGCATGGCGTCCAAGTAGTCGCTGGTCACCTTGCTCACCGTGGCCACATCGCCTTGCAAGACGTAGGTCGGGTCGCGCCACCACGGGAAGAAGACGACGCGCCAGTCTTTGTTTGTCTTTTGCGTGTCGGGCATTTCCATCGCCTGCTTGACGATGTCCCAAAGATGCCCCCCTCGCCCTCCCTTCCATGTCGTTTCGACAATGATGCGCCCGTGCTCCGCGGACGGGATCGCGCCTGTGAGGATTTCCTCGGAGCGTTTCGGGTCGTCGGCTTGAATCACTCCCCACTCGGAGAGGTGCAGCCAGTTGTTCGTGCCGCCACGCGCTCGCAGGCCCGCAAAGAACGAGGACGCGGCGTTCTTGTTAAGGCTGACTTCCAAGATCGAACCAGAGTCGCGCACCTTTTCGATGTGCTGGAGCGTGCCCGCGGGCAAGTTGTCCACCGCCACCTTGGCAATGGTCGAGAGCTTGCGCTCGGCATCCGCCGCGGTCTGATCGACCAGCGAGCACTGCGTTCCCGCGTTCCACAGCATTTGATCGGTGAGCAGGACGTCGAGCGCGGTGCTCATGCCCAGACGGCGGGCTTTGAGAATAATGAGACGCTTGCAGCCCTCAAGGAACAGCATGTCATAGACGCGCTGCTGTTCGGGACGCGGGACAAAGGGCACCACGCGGCCATCGTCGGCGCGTTTGATATGGTAAAGGTTGGCCAGACGCCAGAGCGGGTCGGCCAAGTCGGCGTTGTTAGGCACGGGGTCGCGGTTGGTCGGGCGCGTTGACCACGTTGTTGAGCAGGGCCGCAACAGGATCGCTGACGTCATGCTTAACCTCCTGCTTGTCGGGTTCGGCCAAGCCAAGCAGTTTGACCAGTTCGCGCACCGCTCCCGTGGCCGCGGCACAGTCCTCCTTGCTCATCGCCTTCTCGTGGATGCGCTCCAGCTTCTCCACGGCGCGGGTGATCATGGTTTCCTTCTGCCTTGCCCGTGTCTCGCGGGCGATGGTGTTGGCGCGTTCGACGTAGCTTTCCGCGGTGCGCCTGCACACTTTGAACTCACCGCAAATAGACGAAATAAGGTCAGAGTAACGACGACCTTCCAAAACCCAGTCAGTTACCACGCTGACGCGGTGTTCAAGTTCGGAATCGGAGGTGATAGGCATGCGCTCGTTTTACTCTGATGGTCAAATGTTTAGTCTTGACCCAGAGTTTGACTAAACCACAGAACATTATTCGGCTTCGCTTCGCTCGCCTCAAGTATACTGCGTAGACGCTTCCCCAACTCGTATTCGTCTACAGCCTTTCCGTAGCACTCATCGCACAAGTCCCAGTTGTAGACATCGTGAAACATGTCTCCGCATGTAGAACATTTGGCCACGTTTTCTGGTTTCATAATCTCCATCACCAATCGGGCAAGTAGTGCCGTGCGTTGTTTCGGACGTAGTCTTCGGGCAGCACGGTTGTGTAATCGCCGCGCCTGTTGTGATACAAAAACGCCCCGCGGCCCTTGCGTGCGCCTTCTTTCATGCGCTTGAGCCGAAGATCGCTGGCAATTTCTTCGGGACTCAAAAGATAAAATCCATCGTAGAGGCAAACCGCGATGTAGCGTCGGACGCCGTTGCCCACGCCCCACCCTCGGCGCGGTTTCTTTTCCATGTCTCCATCCATGACCCGCGGCACGGTTTGCAGTTCCCACCACACGGTGTAATCGATCTCGCCCCCGCGGTGCATGCGCTTGGCCGACTTCACATCGATGCGGCCAAACTCGTCGTCGAGAACGTCCCAATGCTCGTCGGTGTCCTCGCGTGCCGTCGCTCGTCGGATGATGTGCTGGCCCCGCAACCGCACAAAACGATCCTCGGCCTCCTTGCCAAGCTGCTGGCAGGAGGTTTCGGAAAGATTGTGCAGCGCGGCGACCACTGCTTCAGAACGGGATGTCCGAGTCGTCCTCGTCCGTTGTCCGCGGTGCTGCGGGCTTCGGCGCGTTGTAGTTGCCTTGTTCCTTCGGCTTCCACGGCGGGCCGACCTTGATCGACAGGAACTCGTTGCCAGCCTTGGAGGTTTTCTCCCAGATGCTGATCTCCAGTTCCTTGCCGTCTACGTTGAGCGGGCCGCTCCACGTTGGCGCGTTCTCGCTTTTCTTTTCCCTGCGGAATGCTGCTCCGCGGTTGGTTTCGTCGTATTGCTTTTGCATGTGTTTGTGTTGGTGTTTTGGATGTCCAGCGTCCCGTTCGGGAGCACTGAAAGTTGATCGCTGCGGAAATGCACAATCGCGCCGTCGCGTTCCATCGCGCATGTCCAGATGTCGTTGGCGAGGTTGCTCTCGCGGGACACGATGAAGGCCCAGCCATAGCCAAGCGGCGTGTTGACGGGGAACGGGTGTTGCAGTTCCAGCATCATAAAAAAGATGCAGCAGGCTCCGCTTTTGATGCGGTTACGGAGCAGGCGCAATGATGACCAGCGAGCACACTTCGCCGCCGCAATACCCTTTCTGCTGCAAAAAACGGGACGCCGACGGGTCGGCGCAACCGCTCCCCAGCGGTTTTGTTATGGTGCGCCAGCGTCCCTAAAGTTTTCATCTGCGTTTTTTGGTTTTGACTAAACCACGCCGAAAGAATTGCGGGTTGCGATCCATCCACGCGACCACCTCGCCGCTGTTGGCCACCTCGGAGGCCCGCCATGCGTTGTCGGAGACAAGATAGCAATGCTCGGCAAGGATGTTCATCACCGTGATCTCGTCGTCGCACAGGACATTCTGGATGTAAGCCTCCAGCGTGTTCATTGTTTCGGTTCATTGTCATCTGTGGGTCAAACGTCACGCGGCGACTTTTGACTTCTCCATACGGATGCCGTAGTCGCGCAGCCCCTCGGCGTCCACGATCACGCTCCCGTGCCGCATGAGGCGCGAGGCAATACGCACATCGAACTTCTCGGCAATCTGGGCGCGGTTGAAGTTGGTTGTGATCACCGTCCACTTGCGAAGTCGGCGGTCGAGGAGGTCGCCCATCTTCTGAACGGCAAACTGGGTCGCCTCGCCGTCAGCACCCGCTGAATCAGTGCCAAGGTCGTCGATGGCCTTGAACCAGTCGTCCGCGGCGTCTTCAAGTCGGTAATACTGGCCAGAGCGTAGCTGGGAGAGCAGCTTGGCCCAGCGGCACATGAACGGCCCAGCCTGCGCGTATGTCCAAAGCGAGGACACTCCGTCGCGCCCTTGGTTCTGACGCTCGCGCATGTAGACGCTGCGCCCGTGCTGCTTTACCCATTCGACAATGCGCTCGGCCAAATAGGTCTTGCCGCTTCCGCTGCGGCCCACCAGCACAAGCCAGCGCGGCTCTGCGCCGTTTGCCATGTCCGCGACGAACTCGCGGGCACTGCGGAGCATGTCGTCGGCAATAACGCGCTCTGGGGCGGTTTCCGCGCCCGTGAGATGCCATTGCCAGTCCCAGTCCGACTCGGTTCTAATAATCTTCGGGTTTGTTGACTCCGCTATAGCTGCGGAGGCGGTTCGCACCGCTTGTGCCATTGTTTGCATGGGTCTTTCCTTTCCTGCTGTTTTCTTTGAAACGCCCCGCCCAAGCGGACAGCGCGTATTGCCAGTTGCTGATGGGGTTGCCGCGGCCATCCAGCCAGCGGCCATAAGGGTCAATGTCGCGGGACTTCATTTCGTCATACCAAATGCCCGCCTGCTGCTCGGTGAGTCCGACCTTTCGGGCGGCATCGATGACTTGCTCGCGGGTGGGTTCCTGCCACACGGACGACCCGTTCCTATTAGAGTCTATATGTGACTGTGATTGCTTAAGCCTCGCTTTAGCCTCGCTTAAGCCAGCTTTACCTCCCTTTCTGCCTGCGGCAGAGAGCTTTGCGTGCTTGGACTGCGCTTTGGCGCGTTCTTCGACCACCCTTTTGTGGGTCAGCATGCCGTTCTTTTCGGTGAAAAACGCAAGGCAGGCTTTAGCCTCGCTTAACCATTGCTCGCGGGTCATCCGCGCCGTCGCGGCGAGGAAATCGGGATCGGCTGGCAAGCCTTCGGGCCTGCGCCAATGCGCCATGAGCAGCAGCAAATATGCGCCGTGCTGCGCGGCGGTGAGGTGCATCGTGTCGGCCAAATAGTCACCGATCCACAACGGCATCCATGCGTCGGTTTTCATTGTCTCTCCTTCATTGTGATTTCCAAATACGGGTCGCCCACGCGGCACTTCTCGACGACAAGCTGGTCGATTAGCGCATCATCTGTGAGCCATCCCGCGGGCGTGAGGGCGTCTAAAACTCCTTTTGTGAGGTTGTCGATATCGGGCCGCACGCCATGCACCCGCTCGTTCGGGCGGGCCTTGGTCACGCGGAACGCAAACTTCAGTTTGATTAGCACGGGGAACTCGACGGGCTTGCGCGGGGCGAACTTCCGTAGCTGCATGACCAGCGCGTCCTGCGCGTCCTTCACTTTCTTCTTGGTGAAAAACATAGGACGGCCATTGCGAACCATGACGCCTTTTTGTTGAGCGGTGACCGTCGGCGGGTCGCCTTGTATGATTGCGGTGATCATGTCCACTTCCCTCCGATCTTTTTGCGACGACGCGGTTTGACGACGACTCTGCGCTCGGCCCACTCCCGCGGTGCTCCGACCGCGACAAGCGCGTCCACGAGCGCGGGGTCGGTCACCTCGGTGCGGTTCTTCAGCAGGACGTCCAGATGCCCCCAGCGCACAGGAATCAATCTCTCCGAAAAGAACTCCCACCAGATGATGCGGGCCGCGGCGTAGCGGGCGGGAGCCTCCACGCGCATGAGGCGTTGACGCCACTCGGCGGGGGGCACACTGGCCCCCCACGAGCGACGGGTTGCTGTCGTCTTGCTGGCCATTAGAGCACGGCCTCGGCTTGACGTTGCGCCCACGCGGGCAGCGCGAGCGTTGTGATCTCCTCGGTGAACGAGGGCCAGTGGTCTTCGGCTTCGCAGCGACGCAGCAGTGCAAGGTCGGCTTGATACTGCTTGCGACCCCACTCGACCGCGTCGTCATCGATGGCGTAGACCGCGACGGCAAACGGCGGCTGCTTTTCCGCGCAGACCAACAAGAACTTTGTCTTGTCGAGTCCTTGCAGTGCCGCGAGGTCGAGGTAATACGCAGCCTGCACATCGTATCGAAACGCCGCCATGCTCTTTGACATCGCATCGGGCGATGCCGAAGCGCAGGACTTGATGTCCACGATGACGTTGCCTCCTTCGGGCAGAGCATCGAACCGCCCCTTGCGGAGCATGCCGTGCGAGTCCGTAGCAAAGACGCACACTTCCTTCTGCGCCTTCGCCAGCACTCGCTTCACCGCGGGGTGAGTCCACACGGCGTCGCGCATGCCAGTGATCGTGTCGGCTTCGTCTTGCGTGATGATCGGCGCGGTCTGCGCGTCTCTCCACGCTTTGCCTTCCTTGCTGACGAAGGACATGCCTTCGGGCTTGACCGCCCAGTCCGCTGCGTCGGGTTCCAGAATCGCTCGGTGGATCATGCTTCCCAAACGCATGGCCGCGGTTGTCTCGACGCGGAGCAGGCCGTCGATGTAGGAGCGGTAATGCGCGGGCGTCCGCGGAGGCGCGATGTAGTCGAGCGCGGATTTGCTGATGCCCTCGGCGGCACGATACTGCGCTTCGGGCAGTGACAGGATGCCGTCGTTCATAGCTGCGCCTCCCTTGCCGCGTCGTCGAGCGGACTGCTTTGGCTGCGCCGTTCCGCCAGATCGTCGAGGAACTCGCGGACGCGATGGTGTTCCTCGTCGCCTGTGCGGTCGTGGTGCTCGGTGTTGAGGTCGTTGACCAGCGAGTCGAGCCACTGCATAGCCCAAACCAGATCGTTGGCGATGCGGCCATGTAGATACAACGGCGACACGGTTTCGGTTGCGGTGCTCATTTTCTCCAGACCTCCACCTCGTTGGGTTTGATCTCCACCAGCGCGTAGTCGGCTTTGCCCTGCTCCATGTCTTCAATGACGTTGTCCAACATCCACGCCTCCGCGGGCAGGATGTAGGGGTTGGTCATGGCGCGGAATTTCTCCGCAACGGCCTGCGCTTTGAGCATGTATCTTTTCAAAGCAGTTCCTCCTGTTTGGTTGCGGTGACCGCGGAGTCAAAAAACTCCTCGGCGGTCTTCGGTGCGTCGGGCAGGACAACGCCCTCGGCCACGCGGCGTGTAGTCACGTTGCGCGGTGCGTAGTCACGCACCTCCTCGGCCACGCCCAGACCTTTGAGCGCGTCGGGGAACGCATCGCGCAGTGCCCACGAGCGGGCACGCATTTGCAGCATGCGCGCAGGGTAACTGCTCCACGGGCCTTGCTTGCCCCAGAGGCCAGCCTTTTTGGCATCAGCCTCGCTGAACTTGCGGACGACAGGCGAGCGGTCGCGGCGTTTGACGATGCACGTTGCCGTGTTGCCCTCCACCGTTTCCTCTATGTCGAGAAACGCAGGGTGCGAGCAGCACAGTGCCAAGGCGGCATCGCCGTAGATACAGGGCTTGCCGTTCACCACGGCGATGTTCTGCAACGCCGACATGGGCGAGAGGCCAACCTCCAGCCCGTGCTGCACCGCGATCATAATGTCCTCGGCGGAATCGTAGTTCTTACCGATCTTGCTGTTCTTAATGGCCGCGCAAAAACGCGCCATCTCGTCGAAGGAGCGCAATTGCACTCCGTGCTGGTCGAGAGTGATCTCGACCTTGGGTTTGGCCAACGTCAGTTGACCCATTTCTTGACTCATTGTAGTTTGTCCTTTCTGGTTCATTGACCCGTCGGCGCGGCATGCTGCGTCGGCGGGTTTTGGTTTGGTGGGCATGCCTAAAACTTGATCGAGCGATTGCCGTGGTGACGCAGGAGCCATCGATCCCATCTGCGATTTTCCTCGGACTTTTCGTAACCCGACGTCCAACCCGCGGCGTATGCGCCGATGACGCTCACCAGCCACATGGCTGTGATCAAAACCACGATGAGGTAGTCCATTAGATGGCCACCTCCGCACGTTGGAGTTTGCGATAGGCCGCGATGCTGGCGCGGATGGTCTGACGCCACGTTGGATTGTGACGCCACTTGAAAAATCGGCAGACGTCCTCGCGGAGCGCGCACCGAAGTGAGAGCAGTTCCATCGTGGTGAACGAGGGAACGCGATATGTGGGTTCTTGGTTCATTTGTGTTTGTTCTGGTTGCGGATGCGCTTCGACAGAGCCGAAGCGAAAGTGATGTAGTTTTTGGGAACTCGGACGCCCTCGGCGGCGAACCACTCGTGCATTGCACGGAAGCTCCAGCCCTTGGCGCGCAGCGTGGTCGCTGGCGCGAGCAGGACGTCGTAGTTGCACTTGTCGCCAGCGGGTGCGGCCTGTGCTTTGGCGAGGAGATCAGTCATTGCGCGGCCTCCTCTTTGTTTTCGTTTAGGTGTATTACACCTTCGGGCGCAAAAAAGTCGGCAAGCACCTTGGTGACTTGCTTGGTGAAGGAGCGATGCTCCGCGGTGGCGCGGTCTTCGATGACCGCGGCCAGATCACGCGGGAGCGATATGCTTTTTCGGATGGTGGGTTCGGTGGGCATGGGCTTGGTGGTTATTAAATCGGGTGAATGTCTCGGATTGGCTTGCGCTGCTCGCGCTGGAGCGTGTCGCGCAGATACTGAAGCTCGCGCATGATGTTAACGGCGCGACCGACGGGAATGGTGATCTCATCAAGCCCGTGCCGCCGCGCAGCGCGTAGCTGCGTGGCAAGCAATGGCTCGACGGAGGCGATGACGCGAAGGGCGGTCATTGTTCGTTCTCCCGTTAGTCCAAGTCCTCAATGCTAACGCCAAGGATTGCGGCCAGATCAACTTGAGCCTGCGCGGAGCACATACCTCCAGAGCGCGTGGAGCACCCAGAATGACCTTCGCAGCACTCGCGTGTTTGGTAAATGCGTTCAAGGCGAGCGTGCTGCGCCAAGAATTTGCGAAGCTGCGCGGCGGAAGTCCCCGCGCCCGTTGCTACGTTGGTGTTTTGGTTCATTGGTTCAACTTCGTTGATCGAAGTTAGGTGCATTACACATGGTGCATGACACCTCCGCAATGTTTTTTTTACACCACCTCAAACTTTTTTTCGGCTGAACTTAAACGTCTGATTTTCGCGGAGGAACTTCTTCGCTTCGGGATAGCGGGTCGCAAGGATTTCCAAGGTCGCCCTCGTGAAGTCGCCGCCGTAGTGCTTGTCGGCCTCGGCTTGCACGCGGGCAACAAGGCTTTCGGGTAGGGACAGACTTTTGACCACCCTGTCCTTTGACCTGCGGTTGCCGCTGGTCTTTTTCGCTTTCATACAGTGAAGTGTCATGCACCTTCATACACTTGTCAAGACACAGGCCCAGTAATTCGTCTGGGGTAAAACCCTCATCCCGTGCGAGTTGTAATATAAATTGAATAGCCGCGTTTTGCATATCAACCACCACAATACAGGCGGGGATAGGACAACCGCGGGGCGACCCCTACTTTTTTTTTGCTGCCTTGGCCTTGGCAATCACCCGCTTCCGATATCGCGGGTTCTCGGCGTAATACTTGGCCTTCCGACGCGACTCCTTTTGGCGGAAGCCGCGCTCGGACTCGTAGCGTTCCCGATACCGACGACGCATGGCTTCCCTTTGCTCCTTGGGGTCGGCGTATGGCATGACTGGTATCAGTCAAACCTATCTCGGGAAAAAAAGCAAAAAACTAAAGAGTGTGCTAACTGGTTGTGCTAAATCGGGTGTTTGTGGAGCGTTTTACAGAGTAAAAGCGGGTGAAGGGAATCGAACCCTCGTTTCCTGTAAGTGCCTCTGTAACAGAGTAAAACGCATCTTTTTTTGCCGCATTTTCCGCATTTGCATGTATAACGGGCTATGTGTAAGTTGGCTTTCTATGGCCTCTGTAATCACCATCCCGAAATCACCCTACTGGATCGGCAGAATGCGGCTTTGGGTCGCTTCGCCAGAATACCCCCGCGGAGGCTTTTGGAGGCTTACCATGCGCTCCACACGCCTACCACATAAAACCACGCCAAAGCGCGTGGCAGAGGCCGTAGCGGACGAAATGGAGCGTGCTGGGCGCGAGGCTCGCAATCCCGAAACAATCGACGAATCGTGGGCCAAGGCCCGCATCGATGGCCTCTTGCGGCTGGCCAAGGTCGCCAACCCTCGGAAGTCGATCACATGGAACGCGGCGGTGGACGGATGGCTTGCAGCTAAAGCGGCCAAGCCTCGTTCGCTGGAGAAGTATCGGGCCGATCTATCCCATTTCACGCGGTGGCTCGGAGCGCGGGCTGGTCACGATCTTCGCGGCATCACCCACGAGGATATCATCGCCTTCCGCCAGTCCCTGTCGCAGTCGGGCCTTGCCGAATCGACTTCCGTGTTCGTCATCAAAGCGGTGCGCTCCGTGCTCAAACGTGCCGTGCTGCTGGGGCAATTGGATCGAAACCCCGCGGAGCTTGTCACACTGCACCGCACCGACGGCGGTTCCAAGCGCAAGGCTTTCACGCCCGCGGAGATCGCCGCCATCCTGCGCGTGGCCGACAAGGAATGGCGCGTCGCCTGTTTGCTGGGCCTCTACTACGGCATGCGCCTTGGCGATGCCACGCACCGACGCTACGAGGAAATCAAAGACGGCGTGCTGGACTTTGTGCCCGAAAAGAAAAGCCGCAAAGCCCGCATGGTATCAGTGCCGATGGTCGGAGAATTGGCCGACCTACGCGGCAAGGGACTCATCACACCGCGGCTGGCCAAGTTGTCGCCCAGCGTGGCGTCTCGGCAGTTCGGCGTGCTGCTCGACAAGGCGGGCGTGGAAAAGACGAAGACAAAGGCCAAGGGCGCAGGACGCAGCCAGACCGACAAGACCTTCCACTCATGGCGGCACACTACCAACAGCCTGCTCCTCGACGCGGGCGTGGATCAGCGCGTTCGCCAGCTAATCTGCGACCATGACTCGACGAAGATCAGCAACAACTACACGCACGCGAGCATCGCCACGATGGCCAAGGCGATTGAACCGCTGGCTAACCTCGCCAAGTAGCGTTGTTGCCGCGGGTATCCATGTGGACAAACGAGCGGTATAGCCCCAGCCCGCCCTTGAACAGTCCTTCGCGTCGCATGTCCATGAGAACGAGGTAGAGCTTGGCTGGTGAGTCGCTGACAAGATCGGTCGCGTTGAACTTCACATGCGTCGAGTTCGGGACGCCGCCGATACGCTTGTTGTAGGCGGGCGAGCGATATGCGCTGCTGATGCGGATGGCCTTGCCAAACCGCTTGCGGGCCTCGTCGAGCATCTTTGCGGTCTGCTCCATGTTCGGCCACAGTTCCGCGGGCGGGTCGGTGTTGAGGTGCAGCTTGCCGTCGCTTCCGCCTTTGTAAAAAAACTCCTTCGCGGTGAAATGCTTGACGCCCCACTTGTCCAGCATGCGCTGGAATCCTTGTTCGCTTGTTACCATGTGAATTTTCCTTTGATCCAGAGTTGTCGTTTCAACAGATCGATGTCCGCCTTGAACTCGTATTGCTTGGTCTGCGGCGTCACGGGCGCAAAGATTGCGGCCATCGTGTGGCGGTTTATTTCTCGACGGGAATCGCCCGACGGACTTCCGTATACGTCAACGGGCCAAACCATCCGTCCTGCGGGACGTTCACCACGGCCTGTATCTTTTTGACGTCTTGCGTCAGCGTTTTGTTTGTGAAGATATTCGCCGCGCTGACAATCGCGGCTACGATAAAACTGACGATAGCCGCCTCGTCTATCTTGCTCGCCAGCGCAGCATCAAACGCGGCCACGCGGGCAACCATTGTGCCGACCGCGGTTGCGATGATCGGCGTGGCAATGGAACCAATGCGCGAAACGAGAAACTTTGTGAGGAGCTTCTTCATTCTTTGACGCGCATGCGCTGCACCGCGGATTCGATGGTGAAGCGGATGAGGGACTCGGAGGCACTGATGCCCATTGCGACGGCCTCGTCCTTGAGCTTGAGCACCGCCGTCTCGCGTTTCTGAAGCGACGACTTGGATGAGTCAGCCAGCGTGCGGACGATGTCGAGCGCGATGGGGAGCAGCGCGCTGGTTCCGTTTGCTGCGATTTGACGGATGACTGGGACGTAAAAGTTCCACAGGAACGATCCAAGCCCAGAGAGTTTGGCCAACAGATTCTTCATGTTTTGACTAAACCGCGACGAGAAGCGTGGGTCAATTGTTCTGCAACCCCGCCACAGCCTCCGCGCTCGCGGCCTCGTAGCTGCACGGCGGCGCGCTGAACGTGCGCGGTGTCGGGTCAACGCTGGCAACCAGCATCGCCTCCATCCACGCCTTAAGCGCGGTCATCAGCGGGCCAAGCGGCTTGCCTGCTTGGAGAAGTGCCATCTCAAAACGCTGTAGGGCGCTGACCTGCATGGCCGTGAAGTGCTGGCTTGTCCATGCTTCGGGTGAGTAGGTCGGCACATACGGCACAGGCGGCGGCGGGATCACATAGTCCGCATCGACAGGCAACGCCGATTCGATCATCTGCTTCACCGTGGCCTCCTCCAGCGTGTCGAGTTCGGGGCCGTCCGATTCCCAAAGCGTTAGCTTCGTCGGCCAGCCAAACTCCGTGACTTCGATCTTGCCGCTTTCGTTGCGGGATAGCTGGTAGGATAGGCCGTGCCATGTTTTGCCGTCTATGCTGCGGGGTTGGCTCAGAAGTGTCGTGTAGATCGTTTCGGAGTTCATAATTAAGCAACCACTCGATAAAGCGCCATGACGCGCCAGTTGACCGTTTCGGCAGCGGCCCCCGTGACACGCACCCTCAAGGACTCCACCGATGCCGTATCGTCGGCGTCGATTGTAAAAGTCCAAGTTGGCGAGCCTTCGCTTTGATCGGTTCCAATGGTCTGCACTGCGCCGATCAGCGCCGTGTTGTTTGATCCATCGCGGCGGATGGCAACCCAGCGGCGGGCGGCAAGGAACTTGGTGTTGTCTGTGCGGCGGGCGATCAAGGAAATGTCGGCAATGACGGCGGTGTTGGCCGCAATCGTCATGCGGTTGGTCGCCGTGGCGTCTAAGTTGAGTTCGACGTTTGCCGTGTCGGATGTCGTTTGCCCGCCCCAATAAACCGCATTAAATGCTCGCGTCGAAAACATCGCCCGCAAGTTCGCTGTTGTCTGCCTGCCAATGGCAATTGCGTTGTTGGCCGTTGCTTGCGCCAAGTATCCGCCGATTGCGATGGAGTCCTCGCCGCTGGCCGCGCATTCTTGTCCGATGCTCGTCGCATAGAAAGCCGTGCTGGCGCTTGTGTTTCCGATGCTTGTTGCGCCTTCCGCGCTTGCGCGGGTTGATTGGCCTACGCACGTTGTGTTGAGCGCAGACGCAACTTGTGTCACAATGTTGCGTGCCGATTGGACGTTCACGGCATTAGTGCCAAGGGCCGTAGTTGTCGGCGCGATTCCGACATAAAACGCGCCCGAAGAAGTGCGGCGAAGAGGATTAGCGTAGACCAACTTGCCCGCCGCATCGTCCCACTTTATGAAGGGATCGGAGGAGTCGATGGTGCCGCCGTCATCGGCAACGAGTTCGGAGCCAGAGACGGAGAGGACATCGGCGGTGGATGCTCCGACTGCGGAGACGCCGCCACTCGCCGCCGCCCACTTCATCCCGCCCGCTTCGGCTGAATCAACTGTGAGAACATGGCCGTTGGTCGCACCGACAGGAAGACGCGCGACGGTGTCCGCTGCCGTGGCGACGATGAGGTCGCCCTTTGCGTCTACGAGGGTCGATTGAATTGCGCCCGTGATGCGCGAATCATCGCCAGCGGCAACCGTGTTGGCCGTTGTGCCGACTGTGACAGAAATCGCTGGCGTGGTTCCGCCGCTTGAAACGATGGGTGCGGTTCCTGTGACGCTGGTGACGCCGCTGGCTGCGGGATCGGCAAATTCGACGCCCGAAAGATCCGACTTGGTGCGGAGAATCTGCCCTGCCGTGCCAAGAGCGAGAGTCGTGACTGCGCCTGCGGTGGTGGTGACTACTGGAAGGCCAGAAGTGGAGCCGACTTGGCCCGAAGAATTTATATTGCCGTGGGCGTGCGAAGCCGCCGCAAAGTCGCCAGTGGCCGAGGTTGCCGCTGTGCCGAGGCCGAGCGCAGAACGAACCTCTGCGCCTTTTGTTCCGACTGCGCTGACAGTGCCCTCATCATCGACAATTAGCGGTTCGTAAAAGGCCGCGCCTGCGTTTGGCTCTTGCTGAATTTGTGTCAGAGCGATGTTTGTAAAAGCTGCTTTTCCAAAAACATCACGCAACACAAGCGTTTCTGGAATATCCAAAGCAGTTGCACCGCTGGTGATGTCGCTGGCGGCGTGGGTGTGGGTGGCTATGGGTTGAAGCGTCCAAACGCCGCCTAAAAGGCGGAATCGCCAAGAACCAGCTACGGTTGTCGTGACTACGGACTCTTTGGAACTGATGTAGCTGCTGCCCGTCCAAATATACCGCTCAATTACTACAGAGCTTCCACTTGCTATTGCCCCAACAACTACAACAAGGTCATCTCCATTTTGCGCCGAGTCCGTCGTAAGGCGCGGGAGCGTAATTGTTCCAACTGCGTCAATGGAAAAAACGCTTGAGTTGAGTTGCACGTTGCGGCCTTGAGCCAATGCGTATGTGCTTGTTGAGTAAAAATCGTTTGTGCGTGTTTCCAGCGCATACATCGCACCGATTGCGGCGGGTGTTAGCGGATCACTCCCCGCCGCCGCATGGCTGGCCGCGTGAGAGGTCGGGGTGCGGGAGTTAGTGAGGCGAGTGTCGTTGCCGAGAACAACTTCGGTCGAAGAAGCGTTGCCCGTCTTCGGTGTGCGCGTAGAAACGGAGTCCTGCGCGGCATTGCGCTGGTAATTGGACAAAAGCGCCTGATCGACAACAGGAGTGTCGCCCGCGCCCTGCGGGCCAAGCGCCCAACTAGTCGCTTCCCACGGATAGGTCGTGTCGCCCGTGCCGATATAATACTTTGCCGTTTGCGGGACATTGCCAAGCACCCATTCCTCTTCGCCCTCATCCCAATAAAGAGCGTAGCCCTTCGCGGATTTGTAGA